TACATACGGTGGTATGCCTCATACATATTATGCATTTGAGGGGCAGCTTCCGCTAATTGTAATTGTGTTTGTGCCAACGTAACACGTTGTGACATAGAAAAAATAGTTGGATCAGATACAGGAATAATATCAATTCTTTCATCAAAATCAGAAGCTTTTAATGACTGTAGATCTCCTTCTACTTCATATGGATACATAGGAGGTAGGGATTCAGCAAATATCTTTGCTAATAATTTAAATTCTATTCTTTGAGCATAATGAATTCTTTTATGAATAGCTGACATAACACGCATGCCTCTTTCCATAAATGCCATCGTTGTTCCCACAGGAGCACCCGCTCCTGCCGCTTCTCCTACTTTTTGATCAGCAACAGTAGCAAATTCTTTCCCCGCTTGAACACAAAAACCTAATAATTGAAATAAAGTAGGATCTGCTCCTTTATAAGGTAAAGGTAATAATCCTTGTCTTAAATCTCCACTTGGAGCATCTACATCTCTGAATTCTCCTGGCTGGAGGGGACTGTCATCATCTCTAATTCGCAATCCTCTAGCCTTAAAACCTGCAGGGAGATTGGACAACGTACCTGCATCAATAAGTTGTCTAAGGGCAGATGTCGCTGTTCTTGATAGCCCCCCGAGCATGTGAATAAGACCAAGACCGTAAAAGCCAAGACCAGGCATAAATTTATAATGTACAAAATATTGTTGTTTTTTAAATAAAGGATCCCCTTCTTTGTAATTTCTATAAATAGACAAAACATTTCCTGAACCTTCATCAATTGTTATAATATAAGGAAGTTTAATACCATTAGGATCTTCAAAACCAGGAAGATCTAAATTAACATGTATTTCTAGTAAAGTATATTCATCCGTACTATATCCAACTTTTTGAACTCCTGAAATTTCTCTTTCTTTCTGCTCTATTCTATCCTCACCATTATATTCTTGAAGACTTACATCTTTATAAAAACCTGATACCTGTAATTTTCTTACTTCATTAGAGGATTTTTTAATTACGTGCGTAACTCTTTCAGCTTCTTCTAAATCTGTTGCTGAATAAGGAACAATTAAATCATCAGCCGTAACAAACTTTGATACAGCTCTTCCTAAACCACCATCATAATAAATTTTTTTAAAGGTTGAACCTGCAAGAGGTAAATAAAATAACATTTGATCAAGTTCAGGATCATACTCTTCCATTACATGCATAATTTGATAATTCATAAATTCACTTACACGTTGAGCTTGATCCTCTTTTTCTTTTGTAATAGATCCAATAATTTGAGTTCTTACTGGACCTCCTGCGGGTAATAATTCTTTGTAAGCCTGTGCTTGAAACTGTGTAACTGATTCAGCTAATAAAGGATGAGTTACCCCACTAGCTCCTGCAAAAGGCATAGTTCTTTCTTGATATTTTAATCCTAATAATTCCAACCCTTTAGTATAAGCATCTGACCATTCACGTCTGGATGTCTTATCTTCATCATAAGAGCCTCTGAGATCACTCGCAATAACTCCTAGGTCACTATCGGGAATAAATTCTGCTAAGTTAGCGTCAAATCCTTCTTCAATAATTTTTTCTTGTTCTCCAACAATAGCTCCGCCATCTTCAGTCATTTCAATATTTATTTCTTCATCTGTACCTGGTTTTAATTCCACTTCTTGTCCTACTAATGGTGGTATCATTAATTCATCATTAACTGTTTGTGGTTCGTCGTAATTTGCTGGTTTTTCTACAACCATTATGCTGCTCCTATCATTTCATCTATTGATACAAGAGGATCATATCGTACATATCCCCCAGACGCTAGATGTGTTTTTGTTGGCATTACCATTTCTGGTGAAAGCTTTATAGCATAAGCATCCACAGTTTTAAAGCCTGAAGGTATCTCAATAGGTCTTGTCGTTAATCCTTGTGCACCAGACTCTTCTATATATTTTTGTGCTTTAGCCATAAACTCAGAAAACACGTTTTCCCCACTAATTTTTTTAGGCATTTTAAACTCTTTTACAACGTCCCCTTGGGCATCTATAACCTGCACTGCTCTTTGCATAAATTTAGGCTCTCCAACTTGAACTTTAACAATTTTAAATTCTGTATTATTAATTTTAGCTGCTCTTTTGAGAATATCTTCTAACACTCCTGTATAATGTTTTCCACTAGGATCAGTTACATTAGGTCCACCATAAAACTCATATTGACCAATACCTTTCATACTTTTTGTTCTTTCAGCATAAGGTGTAGCTGTTGTTCCGCTTTGACCATATCTCTTTGTTATTAAGTCTGCTGGAGAAATAACATACCAATCAGATGCATTAGGATCTTTTTGAATAAATTTTCGGCTTGCTGCCATATGTAAATCATTTTTTATAATAGCATCCCCCCATAATTTTCTATCTTTAAAAGGAACATTAGGAAATAATTTTTCCATTGTTTTAGGATCTGTAAAAGCTTTCTCAAAAATTTTTAATACTTTATCTCTTTTCTGCGCTGCCGATCTTACACCTACCATTGCTTCTTTTGTCAGCATACCTGGTCGTATTTTAGCAAAATCTTTAAATACTTGTTGAGATGCTCTTATGTCATCTACATATGCTGCAAAATCTTCCGCTGTTCTAAATATTGGTCTCATTAAATCGTTATGCTGAGCATAAAAGGCTAAAACATCTTGATCGCTCTTCAGGTTATATCCTTCTTGTCTAACTTTTCTTAAATCTTTTATATCAATTTTCTTATCAATAAGTTTTTGATAATCATTTTTTACCTGCTCTAAATGTTTTCTGTATGTCTGCATAATATCAGACTGTATCTCGTCGGCGAATGTTACACGTACTGTTTTATCTCCTGTTACTACTTCATCTGTCTTTCCTAAATTAGATAATTCATCTTGAGACTTAGTTAATTGTTTTTTTGCCTGATCAATATTTTTTCGAGCTTGTTCTAATGATATACGACCCCCTGATTGATTAACAATATCCTCTGCTGATCTATTTGCTATCTTAATTAATCTTTCAATTTTTTTATTAAGCTCTGCTTCTTTAGGACCAATATTAATAAGCTGTCCTTTGGTGCCAGGTATTATCGCATAACGGTCTGTGCCCCGTGACCACCCGATCACATATTGTACTTCATCATCGGGAAAAAATCCGTGTGTGCTATATTTATATTTAGATATATCATCTGGAATATTTTTAGGATTAATAAAAATAATATTTTCACGGTAGGTTTCAGGGATATATCCTTTTTCTAAATACTGATCGCCATATTTTGCATTTTTAAATGCCTGATCAGCATTTTCTATTTCGGATCTAAATCCTCTTACTGTTGTCTCTAAGTTTCGAATAGGGGCTTCTTTAATTCTTGCTAATAAAGCTTCTTTAGTAATAGGTTTTCCTGTTTTAATTAAGGTAGTTAAAAGTTGAGGTATTTGATAATCTTCTATCTCTAATTTAGAAATCCCTTTTGATTGAAGCCACTTATATAAGTCTTCTGGTCCATTAAATAATTTAGGCGTATTAGGATCTATGAGCCGTGCTTCGAGCCCTGAATAAAAACGATTTATTTTTTCTCCCGCACTAACCGCCTCATCTGCTAACGCATCTGCTTTATCAATACGTTGAGAAACTTTTCCTGATCCTCTAATAAGATCATCTACTTTATCTACTCCTGCTATAGCCCATCCTGGTGCTTTACCAAAAATTTTTGCCTGTGCTACTTCATAACTGGCATCATCATCAAAGATAGATTGTTTTTGAGGTTTTAAATTAGCTTCTTCAAATATATCTAAATCCTCAACTGCTTCGTACGGACCACTCTGAATATATTCATCAATATTTACAAGATCATCATCCCCTAATCTGAGTGGATCACTAAATTGTCCTGGATCACCGCCCACGGCCATTTTGGCTGGTTCAGCATCTTCTATTATATCTACTGGTTCTTCATCTTTATTTAACATATCGTAAAAGAGCGTATCACCAATAGTGCTTCTTTTTAAGTTATTTTTTTCTATGTAGTCATTAGCTAATTTTTTAGCATAGCGAATTACCCATGCAGGTGTTTCATCGGGATCAAAAGAAAGATTTTGTAATTCATCCAAATCTTCACCCTCTCCTAATATAACCTCAGGATCAGCCAACAAAACTCTTAAAGAATCTTTATAGAAATGTTGTATTTGATCTGTATATTTGGGATTTAAAGCCTCGTCTATAATATTTTTATTATACTCAGCTTCATCTATATCTTTTTGTTCTTGAACTAATCCATCCTGAATTTCATTTAAAATTAAATTAGCATTTTTTATTACATTTTGAAGGGCCACTCTTTTTGCTATTTCCGCTGCAGGCAATTCTAATCCAAGTTGTGGTAATGTTTTATTACCTACAATCCACACATTTTCTGTTCCTGGTTTTATAGTTGCTGTCATATACCTTCCTGCACCTACAGGTATTGTAACAGGAGCTTTTATGCCTTTCCATGCTCCCGATAAAGTCATTTTTAATAAAGCTTGCAAATCTTTAACTGTAGGCATCCCTAATAACCTAGGAGTTAATTTTAAAGATTTTGCTAAAGTACCAATATCTTTTTGTTTTAATACTTGATTTACTCTGTTTATATATCCTATTTTTCCAAATAACGAAGCAAAGCCTAGCGCTGAAAAACCTAAACGAGTTGCTCTTTCTTTCCAAGTGCTTTTTCTACCTCTTACAGTTTCTTGTCCATAAATGTGGGGATAAAAAACATCCCTTCCAAATTCATTAACCATTTCTCCTCTAAATCCTCCAACAAATCTTTCTCCTTCTTTTCCGTCGGCAAAAGGTATCATTGCTGCTTCCATGATGTTATCTATGTAACCCTCACTTAACTCTGGATTAGTTTGTTCAAGCCATTCCCTAAATTCATCTTTAGTAATGCTGTCACCTTTTTGTGTTTCCCCGATTATTTTTGTTTGCCCTGCTATAATACCCCACGGCGTTAGTTC